ATGTTGCCAACGTACATGGCGAAACTGAACAAACGCAAGGGTAAGTAATCATGGCAACGGGGCAAACAGCGGCGACTTTAGATGTCCGGATGCGGATGGAAACTGGCGAGTTTGTCGCCGGGGCAACGAAGGCCGCGCAGGAAACCACAAAGCTAAAGAACGCAATTACCCGCGAGATGAAACTTGCGGAAAAGGAAATCAAGACACTTGATTACGCCACCCAAGACTACGGCAAGACCGTCACCAAGGTTGCCCAGGTTGAGCGTGAGTTAGCTGAAGGCCGGTTTAAGAATCTACGGCAATCTGATCAGGGCAAGGCGGTCGCCGCTCAATTGTTGGCGCAGGCCGCGGCCTATGACAAAGTGGCCGCTTCTACAAAAGCTGCCACTAAGGGGCTGACAGAGCAACAAAAGATTCAACTGTCATATCAATTAACTGACTTTGTAACTCAGGTCGGCTCAGGACAGAACGCTATGGTTGCATTCTTGCAGCAAGGCGGTCAGTTCAAGGATGTGATGGGAGGCTTTGGCAATACGTTCAAATGGCTAGGAAGTCTGTTCACACCATTTCGCGTTGCTGTTGGTGGGGCGGCCGCGGCCCTCGGAATACTTGGTGCTGCGTTCTATAAAGGCTCTAAAGAATCCGCTGACTTTAGAGATGGCATGATTCTGACCAGCAACTTCGCTGGCGTCACAGAGCAGGCTATCACTAAACTAGCCGAGTCATCGAGCAGCAAGCTCAATGTCTCGATTGGCAAAGCCAGGGAATCGCTATACACACTGGCAGCATCTGGGAAGTTTACGCAGGAGTCAATTAGCTCAGTTAATCAGATGATCCTGAACCTCTCCAAGTTGACTGGAGAGTCCGCTAACACAACCGCCGAAAAGCTCATCCCATCTTTAGATGGTTCAGCCTCTGCCGCCAAGCGGCTCAATGATCAGTACCACTTCTTGACTCTTGAAGAGTACAAGCGAATCGAGGTGCTGGAAAAGGCTGGGGAAAAGCAGAAGGCAATCAAAGAGCTTACTGATTCGTTTAATGCAAACATTGCCGACCAGCAAAGAAATCTTGGCTATTTTGAGACTGCTTGGAATGGCATTGGCAACGCAATCAGTTATGCATGGGATGCGCTTAAAGGGTTTGGCCGAGAAAACCTAGAGCAAGAAATTGATAAAGTAAATAAAAAGATACAGCAATTAGAAGAAAAAATTTATTCTGATAATCCAGTTATCGGAAGAAAAAGAAACGCCGCAGTCAAACAGGCAGAAATGGCTCTCATCCCATTGCTAAAGCAAAGGGAAGAGTGGATGAACCGCCTTAATGAGCTAAGAGACAGGTCTGAAAGGGCGCAGCAACAATCAAGGGCAATTTCGCTTTGGGAAGGCGCTGGCGGCACCAAGGGATTGCTCAAGCGCCAGGAGGAATTGACCAAAGCCGGTTTTGATTCTCAGCTTGTCTTATTGCAAGACTATGCGGACAAAGAGTCTGAGCTTTTAGCAAGAGCATCTATTGAGGTCAACCGGCTTAGAACAGAAAATCTGCGCAAAAATGTTGACGAGAACTATCAATATGTTGCGATTAATGCTCAAAACTTGGCGCAAAAAGAGTTTCAGATTGAGCAGAAGCTGATTCGGGATGTTCATCAGGTCCGCATGGATCGCGTTATGGAGATCGCCAAAGCAGAAGGCGAGCAGTTCGAGGCCGCACAGAAAGCCGCGGATGACCTTGCGCTTCGTATTGCCAATGCGACAAGAAGCCTTGGAGAAAAACTTTATCTTGAAAAGATTGCGCTTGATGTTGACAAGGAAAGGGTGACGCTTCAAAACAATCTTCTGTTTGCCACTGAGGCTCAGAAGAAGTCTGCGCAGCAACGCTTTGATCTAGAAAAGCGCATTCAGCAGATTGAGCATGATCGGCTGATTGATCCTGACGGCAAAATGAGAATCATCTCTCAATTACGCAACTTGCAAGATCAGCGAGATGAATTTAACAAGCTGGAAGAATCGGTCAAGCGCGTTGGCGATAGGTGGGACTCTGTGTTCAGCAATATGACTAGGGCCATCGAGTCCTTTGTCAGAACCGGCAAGATGTCGTTCAGTGATCTGACTCGCAGCATCATTACTGACATCTTAACGATGGAAATGAAGATGCAGGCCAGTATGTTATTCCGATCATTCAAGGGAATGATAATGAATGCATTGGCTCCAAATACCGCATTCACAACCGCTGGAACGGCGTTTGACGTTGGTGCCGTAGGCGCTGGCAGGGCTTCCGGTGGCCCGGTATCTGCCAATACACCTTACATGGTTGGCGAGAGAGGCCCGGAGTTGTTTATGCCCAACGGAGCAGGGACAATCATCCCAAATCATTCCTTGGGCGGCATGGGCGGTCAAACCAATATCACCAACTACAACATCCAGGCAATTGACGTTAAGAGTTTTGAGGAGCGCCTGTTAGGGAGCGCCAATGCAATATGGGCCGCGAACGCCTACGCGAATAAGAGCTTGGCGACAAACGGCGGGAGAGCGTGATGTCGTTTCAAACAATTTTTGAGATACAGCAGTCGATGACGGTGAACAACCGTCGCATGGTGGGTCAGCAGGTTGCACGATCCGGATATATCACGGTGGCGCAGTACCTAACATCTGTGCCGTGGGTGTTTACGGTAGTGCCGCATAATTATTTGTACTACCCAGATGCGCGAGACATCATTCAGACCATCGACAACAAAGATCGCCAGCTACCGGAAACGATTACATTCAATAGCTCAAACCTTTCGTGGTTTACCGAGTATCAGGGAGACGTCGGCTCACCGCTTTTTACGCTGGCGGCAACCCCCGCGCCAAACACGCAAGTCCTGTCGATGAATGTGACGGGCGGTGTGGGCTATGCTTTTCGTGCCGGTGACTTCTGCATGGTAGGTGGTTACACCTACAAAATCACACAAGATGTGCTGCGCGGGACTGGCGTTGTCAATGTCCCGATCCATCGTCCTTTGATCGGAACGCCGAGTATCGGGGCAACGGTCTACGTTGGGAACGACTGCACATTTTCCGTGGTTGCAGAGAACTGCCCAACATACACGCTCAGCCCCATGACTAATGGTGCGTTTGTCAATTGGGACGGCGCATTTGTATTTAGAGAGTACATCACATGACAGTAATGGACGCACTCAATAGCCCACAGATTCGCCATGCTGAGTTTGTGCGGCTTACAGTTGGCGTTGCGGCAACGGTCTACACGTTTTGCAACGCTGCTGCGCCAATAACGGTGGACGGAATTGCTTTCACCAACCTTGGTGCATTGCTATCCGTTGGAGATGTGCAGCGAGACATTCGGTCTACCAGCGACGATATGACGATTGCCTTGACAGGGATTGATCCTGCAAACGTCGGCATCATCCTTGGCAATGACATCAAGGGGTCGCTAGTTGAAGTGTGGCGCGGCTTTCTTGACTCCAACAATCAGATCATCACAACGCCGACTCAGCAATTCTTTAAGCGTTATCAAGGCATCATCAACAATGTCTCGATTACGGAAAAGTTTGACTCTGACGCGCGAACAAGGATTGCGACTTGCTCAATCTCCTGTTCGTCAATGAGGCGAGTGCTAGAGAATAGACTGTCTGGCATCAGAACAAACACAAGCAGTTGGCAGAAGTTCTTCCCCGGTGATTCCAGCATGGACCGCGTGGCGACGATCTCCAATACCTATTTCGACTTTGGTAAGCCACCGCAAAGAATTACGCAATCTACTGATCCGACAACGGAATCTTCTGACGATATTCAAACTGCATAATGATCCGACAAGCGACAAGATACGACATTCCAAGACTGCTGGAGATTGTGGAGGCGTATGCCTTTGAGAATCCAATCAAGGTGCTTGGAAGGCCGTCCAACCATGACCCCAAGTATGTTGAAGAGTTGCTGCTTGGAATCATTGTTGGGCGAGGTTTTGTCCTGATTGACAACTTTATGCGCGGAGCATTGATTGCAGTCAAACAACGAAACGTCTGGTCGCCAACGGTAAGAGAGCTTCACGAACTGCTGTGGTGGGTCGAGCCTGAACACAGAAGCGGAACGGTTGGCGGCAGGTTGTGGAAGGCATTTGATGATATAGCCGGTGAGATGCTGGCAAGTGGCAAAGTGGACTTTGTTGTGACAAGCAGTTCTGCAAGTGGTCCGCAGATCGGTTACGAAAAGCGCGGTTACAAAGCAGTCAGTTGTGCTTTTGTGAGAGAGTGAAAAATGGTCGGGACACTTATCGTTTCGTATGCCACCGGACTGACGCTATCTGCTGTAGCCGCGTCAGCAACGCTGACCGCTGTGGCGTTCGCCATCAACTTCGCTGTGTCGGCAATCGTCAGCAGAGTCTTTGCCCCTAAGCCTGATAGACCGCAGGATATGGGAGTTCGGGAGCAAGTCCCGCCTTCCAACGTCAATGCAGTTCCAGTTGTCTATGGTGATGCGTACCTCGGCGGCACATTTGTTGATGCCGTTCTGAGCGAAGATCAGAAGGTGATGTATTACGTCTTGGCTGTTTCTTCAATCAGCCCAGATGGACAGTTCTCATTTGATCAGTCCAAGCTCTACTACGGGGATCGACTTGCGACGTTCTCTGCCGTTGGAACAGTTGTCCAAGCGACGGTTCAAAGTGGTGGAACTGGCTACACCGTTGGAGATGTGCTTACTGTTAGCGGCGGTACTCCAACAATTGCCGCAGAGTTGACGGTTACGCAAGTCTCTGCGGGTCAGATCGTGTCGGTATCCATCTCCAATGCGGGATCGTATGGGGCTGGAACAAACCCAAACAATCCGGCACTTGTGACGGGAGGAACTGGCAGCGATGCAAAGTTTATCCTTAAATATTCTGCTTACGGACCAAATGTTCAAGCATTGTCTGATGAGGCTGGAAACGTCGATACCGCCATCAAGACAGGGGCAGCAATTCAGCCGCTAGAAATTTATCTGTTTACTTCCGATCAAGCCGGGAATGTCACTCGGATCAACTCTGTTGAATACCCGTGGGACATCATGGGGGGAAGCGACATTGTTGAGGAATTGCGCTGGCCTTCAACGGGTCGGCGCATGAATGGACTAGCATTTGCGATTGTGCGCTTGACGTACAACCGCGATGCTCAAACAACAAATCTTTTCCCGATCACGTTTCACGCCAGCCACTATCTGCGCGGAACTGGCGTAGCGAAACCCGGTGACGTATGGTTCGACTACATCACTAATGCTCAGTACGGTGGTGCAGTTGATGCAGCGTTTGTCGATTCGTCTGCGCGGATTGCTTTGAACACCTATTCGGATGAAGTTATTACGTTTGACACCTATGTCGGCACTCCATCCACGCAGCCACGTTACCGATTTAATGGAGTGCTAGACGCAGGACAGACGGTCCTGAGCAATCTTGATCGAATCATGTCTTGCTGTGATAGCTGGCTGGCCTACAGCGCGGCGCTTGGTCAATGGTCGGTTGCAATCAACAAAGCGGAAGCTCCAGCCTTTGCGTTCAACGACGACAACATCATTGGCGAAGTTCGGGTTTCTGCGACTGATATCACACAATCAGTCAATCAGGTGGAAGCGAAGTTCCCTGACAAGGACAACCGAGATCAGCCTAACTTTGTCAATCTCGAAACTCCGTCAGGACTGTTGTACCCCAATGAGCCGGTCAACAAATCCAGCATCACCTACGATTTGGTGAACGATTCAGTTCAAGCTCAGTACCTTGCGAACCGTGTGTTAGAGCAAGCGCGAGAAGATTTGATTGTCTCCTTCAACACAACGTACCAAGGCATTCAGATCGACGCTGGTGCGGTTGTTGCCGTCACGAACGCTGACTATGGCTGGACAAACAAGCTATTCCGTGTGATAAAGGTCAACGAGGCATCCTTGCCGGATGGATCGCTTGGCGCTCGGTTGGAGATGAATGAGTACAGCGCGGCGGTTTACGATGACTTCAACATCACACAATACACGCCGGTTCCAAACTCTGACCTTCCAAGCGTTTACTATTTCAGTCCGCTTTCTGCGCCAACGGTAACGGCAAGCAATCCTGCCAGCGCAATCCCAAACTTCAATGTTTCTATCTCGATTCCCGCAAGTGGTCGAGTCACCTATATTGAGCTTTATTACACGACAGCAGCGATTCCATCTGCATCAGATTGGAAGTTGCTTTCCATTGAAAACTCGGTCAATGGCGAATCGTTTACGCCAAGCTCGACATACGTTTTTACCAATCAAGTTCTTCCTACTGGCGCAAGCGCCACAGAGACTTACTACTTCTCCTTCCGAGTCGGCAACGAAACCAGTCAATCACCGCGCAGCCCAATCAGCGCATCGTTCACTTGGGACCCTGAAAGAGCAGTTGCACCAAGCGTTGATATATCAGGCTTTACCGGATTTAGCCGATCCATTACTGGCGTCTTTACACCGGTAGATGCGCTGCTTACGGCAGACATCCTGAACATTGATAGTCCAACCTATTTATGGGCTGTGACTGGAGCGACGCCAGCATCAGGAACTTCGTCAACCATCACCATCACGCCAAGTGTCGGAGCGGCATCCATCTCGGTTGTTCTGACTGTTGACGGAACAAACCTTCCTTCCCCGTTAAGCAGGAGCATCATTCTTCCGATTGTTGATGATGGGGCGACAGGGGCGACCGGCCCAATTGGGCCAGAAGGACCGCCGGGAGCAACTGGAGCAGATGGAGCAAGAAACGCGCAGGTTTATTTCTTTTACAACACCGCAACAGCTTCTGCTCCGACTGCGCCAACCACCGCAGAAGTGGCATACAACTTCACCACTCAAACGGCAACGATTACGGCAGCAGGATGGAGTACGTTGTTCAATCCTTCAGGTCAATCAACCGTTAGCGCCAACAACAAATGGTGGTCGGTTAAGGTTGTATTTCAGGAAATTGTGGTTGGCGGTGCGTACACCGAAACCATCTCTCCTGTGTTCGTATGGGAGAATTTTGACGGGTTGGTGACGTTTACCAATCTGTCAACAGCGCAAGGTCCGCTAGGAACTGGAACCACGTTCATTGATGGTGGCTCAATCATTACTCAGAGCTTGAATGCTAATCGAATTTCAAGCGGAAATATGAGCGCGGGTTCTGCGGCTAATGCCAACATATCAATGGGTCAAACTGGAACCGTAATTGGAAGTCTGCAAGCATCGTTAAATGTACGCAAGTTGGTTGCGGACACGGGCCTTATCAACATTGGCGCACAGAACAATACCGATGGCAATGTGACCATCTGGGGTCATTCAGCAAACAATGCTGTTGGTAGCGGCAATGGAGTGTCTGGATCGCATACAACAAGCAATACGTTTTCATCTTGGCAACGCCTTGGAGCATTAGGCTCAGGGCTAAAAGATGCGGGTGTTTGGGGGTTGGCCTACAACTCCGTTTCCACAAGCGTTGCTGGCGTTTTTGAGCGGTTTGATGGAACCAGCAGTCTAAGTCCGGGTTCATTGTCAAAAACGGTTTCGCTGGCAACCAGTTCGTATGCTGCCTATTCCCCGTCTGGCGGCGGCAAATACTACTTCGTTGACGGTGTTGGACCGTTTACGGCGTACCACGAAGGGATGCTGCCATTGGCTACCGTGGTTGAGCAGGGCGACATCTTGGTGGATACAACCATTTTTTATCGTTGCGACATCTCAAACGTGCTGTTTAATGTCACCTTGAGTTCGTCCGCAAACGAGGCTGCGCCAATTGGAGTGGTGTCAGACGTTTTGGCAATAAAAGAAACAGTGCCGGGGATTATTTGGGAGTATCAGGTTGAGCCTAATCCCGATCCCAATGCATTTGCGCCAAGGACATTTATTGCGCTAAAGCCGGGATTTAATCTAGAAGAATTGCAAAGCACCTACAAGGTGGCGCAGATCAACTCTATCGGCGAAGGTCAAATCAATGTTTGCGGAGAAAATGGGAATCTTGCAAAAGGTGATTTGATCGTGACTAGCTCGATTCCCGGTAAAGGGATGCGGCAAAGCGACGATATTGTAAAAAGTTACACCGTTGCAAGAGCAAGGGAAGCAGTATCGTTTGCCTCTCCCACCGAGGTGAAACTCATTGCCTGTATCTATCTTTGCGGATAAAATTTACCCACAACGCAGCTTGCCCGTAGGTGGGCGGCGTCATTACCCTAGGAAGGGGAAGCCATGCCCAAGTTCTCAAAGAACGTCATCACCCAAGTCTCGGGTTTTGACAATGCCCTGCTTTCCGGTGAACTGGTCTGGGACCAGCAAACCTATTGGAATCTCCAGTTAAAAAATGAAGGTGTTCCGGTTGATCTAACCGGGGCAACCATTGGCGCTCAGATTGTCCGGCGCACAGTGGTCAACCTAGTGGATACCCGAAACGGGCTATCTTTTGACGTCGGGGACTACGATCCAACTCCGACTCCAATCAATCTAACAATCAGCAATATTGTTGCGGCAAACGGCTCATTCACCTTAGTGATTGATGATTCCGCATGGTCACTCATCAACAGTGATCCTGAACTTGCGATTGATATCAATGCCCCCGTAGCGTTTTCGGGCCGGTTAAAGATCGAGTATCCAGCAGTGGGTGTAAACCCAGCACAGGACTACATCATTTTCCTGTTTTTCCTTGTGCGATCCGACGGCATTATAAAGGTGTGAGATCATGGACGTTACCGTAATCAATGAAAATAACATTGTTGTTGAAGTCGATCAGGGGAAGGCTGGGCCACAAGGACCGCAGGGTGATGCTGCAACCGTTGATGTTGGAACGACCACTACTGGAGCGCCTGGAACAAGCGCATCTGTAGTCAATAGCGGCACAACTTCGGCGGCAATCTTTGATTTCACGATTCCGCAAGGCGATACAGGTGCTACTGGGCCACAAGGCGATCCTGGTGATGCTGCAACGATTGCGGCCGGAACAACTACAACAAGCGCACCTGGAACAAGTGCCTCTGTAGTCAATTCTGGGACGTCTTCAGCCGCCGTCTTTGACTTCACTATTCCACAGGGTGCTGGCGTCAATAGCGGCGGGACAATAGGGCAAGTCCTAGCAAAGGCAAGCGCGACGGACTACGACACCACTTGGATCACTTTAGAAACTGGCGGCGATGTTACCGGCCCCGCATCCGCAACAGACAACGCAATCGCCCGGTACGACGGAACAACAGGCAAGCTGCTTCAGAACTCGCCACTGACGATCAGCGACGGGGGTGAAATAGCGGGGATAAATGACGCCGCATTTAATACCGCTCCTGCGACGATCCCTACGGCACCTGGCTCGCTGTACTGGGACAACGCTGACAGCAACCAAACTCTTAGCCTTGTGATGGCTGGCGGCAATGCCGTTCAGCAGATCGGCGAGGAAATCTACTACCGAGTCAAAGCATCGTCCGCGATCACCAATGGTCAATCGGTGATGGTAACCGGATCGGTAGGGGCGTCAGGGGGTCTGTTAGCAGCGCCTGCCAGCGGTTTGACGGCAAATAACGGTGAACATCTGATTGGTGTTGCTACTGAGGACATTGCCTTGAATGGCTGGGGCTATGTCACGCAGTTTGGCCTAGTAAGAAACATCAACACGACGGGAGCGTCTGTCGGTGAAACTTGGGCTGATGGTGACAATCTTTACTACAACCCTGCCTATGTTGGCGGTCTGACAAAATCAGTACCTATTGCGCCAACAGCAATTGTTGAGGTCGCTGAAGTTGTCCACGCTCATGCTTCCAACGGATCGCTGTTCATCCGAATCACGGTCTTTCCCCGGCTCAATCAGCTTGCCAACGTCTACGCACCGTCTCCAAATGACAATGACTTGTTGCAATGGAGTGCGGCAAATAACCGCTGGCAAGAAACCAGCAATCTGACGCTGACCGGCACTCTTACTATTGACAGCACGACGGATTCCAGCAGCACGACGACTGGTTCGCTTCAAACAGACGGTGGCGCGGGTATTGTCAAGAACCTGTATGTCGGCGGTAACGCGCTGATTGGAACGGCAACCAATACAAACTCCTCCTCGATTGTTGCCAACGGCACGATCAGCGAGACAGTTAGCGGGACGCAGTACCTTGTTGCATCCCAGTACGATATTGGCACCGCGCCGAATGAGATTCCGCTGAATCAATATCTCGGTAGCGCGGCATACGTTGACATTGACTACTTTGTCACTCCGACAGCTACACAGACCCTGACCAACAAGACAGTCACCAACATCGTCTTTGACGGGTCAATGACTGAAGAGGTTTTCACGCTTGGAACTTCAGGCTCATTGGCACTAAATCCCGCCAACGGGACTGTGCAGACCTGTGCTGCCTCTGCCACCGTGACCTTCACCGACTCGCTCAGTGCAGGCCAGAGCATCGTGCTGCGATTGACCAATGGGGCCAGCTACACCATCAACTGGCCGACGACAAACTGGGTAACCAGCGCAGGCAACACCGCGCCGACTTTGACCGCGAATGACACGCTGGTGTTCTGGAAGATCAGCACCACGCTGTATGGCGCTTATGTGGGGTCAGGAGCATGAGCCTAGCTAAAGCACTTCAAGCCGCCGCTGGCAATGCTGCTGGCGAGGCTACTTACGTCGATGACGTATTCAGCACCTACCTCTATACCGGCAACAGCAGCACCCAAACCATCACCAATGGCATTGACCTCGCGGGTGAGGGTGGGATGGTGTGGGTTAAAAATAGAGGTGCCGCTAATAGCCATAGAATATTTGATACTGTTCGAGGTTCTTCTAATCCAAGTAACTTTTTAGACTCTGCCTCAACAAATGCGCAAAATACCGGAAGCACAGATTTAATTACGTCTTTTAATTCATCTGGGTTTAATCTTGGGGATGGCGGGGTAACGGTTAACAGTTCAAGCAACACCTACGCCTCATGGACCTTCCGCAAGGCTGAGAAATTTTTTGATGTGGTGACGTATACGGGGGATGGGGTTGCTGGCAGGACGGTGGCGCATAACCTTGGTTCTGTGCCGGGGATGGTAATTGTTAAAAGTACATCTGCCGCATATAACTGGATGGCGTTGCATAGAAGTATGTCAGCCAATGATTACATTCGTTTAAATTCTACCTCTGGCGCTCAAGCTGCTGCTGATGTGTGGAATTCAACAGCGCCTACAAGCACAGTTTTTACTGTTGGCACAAATATCAATACCAATGAATCTGGGCAAACCTACGTCGCCTACCTCTTCGCCCACAACGCCGGTGGCTTTGGTCAGTCGGGGTCGGAGAATGTGATTTCGTGTGGGAGTTATACGGGGAATGGCTCTTCACTTAATGTAAATCTAGGGTACGAACCTCAATGGATTTTAGTTAGGCGTTCATCTTCATCAGACAACTGGCGTATTTTTGACAATATGCGTGGGGTTGCTACTAATGGGGTAGATGCCAATCTTTTTGCTAATCTATCAAATGCTGAACTTGCTTCTGACGATAGAATTGATTTCAACGCAACAGGCTTTACCGCAAAATTAATTAACAATGAAACTTCTGAAACCTACATCTACATCGCCATCCGTCGCCCGATGAAGCCGCCGTCGAGTGGGACGGAGGTGTTTAGTCCGTACAACACAACCAGTATATCGTTGGCAGACGCTGGTTCAATGGGGAACGGTGTAGGTGCAACAGCCATGTATAACATGGGGTTTGTAACGGATGCAATCTTTCAAAAAAACAAGTCCTCTGCAACAGATTGGTACGAAGGAAGTCGCCTCCAAGGAAATAAATATTTAATTCCTAACTTAACTTCAGCAGAAGCATCAAGTGTCGGTTTGTTTTGGGATAGCAATAAAGCTGCCTTGAGTTATAGCGGAACGTATGGAACTTATGGGTTCAAACGCGCCAGCGGCTTCTTCGATGTGGTCTGTTACACAGGCACAGGGGTTGCAAGGACGGTCGCGCATAACCTGACTGTTGCGCCTGAGTTGATGATTGTGAAGGCAAGAAGTGGCGCAGATACATGGAAGGTTTATGTTTCATATTTAACCGCTGCTTATGCCTTGTCTCTGAATGAAACCGTACAAAAAGAGTTACAAGGCGCTTCTCTTTGGAATTCGACTGATCCGACTTCATCAGTTTTCAGCCTTGGGACAGGTAATGCGTCTAACGCAAATAACAATACATTCGTCGCCTACCTCTTCGCCTCCTACCCCGGCGTGAGCAAAGTCGGCAGCTACACCGGCAATGGCTCCAGTCAAACCATTAACTGCGGGTTCACGTCAGGGGCGAGGTTTGTGCTGATTAAAGCCACAAGCACAACTGGAAACTGGATTGTGGCAGATAGCGCAAGGGGAATAAACGGCAGCACAGACCCCGCTTTATATTTGAATAGTACGGCGGCTGAAGTGACCGGATTCGATTGGATTGACGCGGATAGTTCTGGTTTTATAGTGAACGAAACAGCGACTATTGCTGCTAATACCAACGGGGTTTCCTACATCTTCTTGGCGGTAAGCTAGAAATGAATAGCGGAATCTATCATATTAAAAACACTATAAGCGGAGGTGTTTACTTCGGGCGATCCGTTGATGTAAATGATCGTTTAATTCATCACCGAAATGAACTTCGCAGAAACGTTCACCGCAATAAACGCTTGCAGAATGCGTGGAACAAGTATGGCGAAGATGCTTTTAATTTAGAGTGCATTTGGGAGTGCCAGCAAGAAGATCTGTGCGAACTTGAGGGTTTTATTCTTGAGCTTATGTGGGGCGACAAACGTCTATATAACCACCACAAACTTTCTTATGGTGGTTTTGAACCGGGGAATAAGCTTGGGTGCTTCACGCGTTCACAAGAAACCAGACAGAAGATGCGACTTGCTTTCACGGGTAGAGAATTTTCTGAAGAACACAGGGCAAAAATAGCGGCAGCTAAAACTGGAACGAAGGCTTCGCAGGAAACAAAGCAGAAGATGTCTGCGCTGCGAATAGGGAAGCCAAGGCCACAATCATGGCATGAGAAAATGTCAGGGAAGTTTATTGGTAAAAACAATCCGATGTATGGGAAGGTCAGTCCCATGCGCGGTAAAAAGTTTCCGACCATTGCCTGTGAACATTGCGGGAAGGAAGCTTCCAAGGGTAATTACCTTCGTTGGCACGGCGGCAACTGCAAACAGCGCATAGCATAAGGGATCATCATGGAAATCAGAATCAGAGACACAGGCGAAGTGGTGACCGAAAGCCAATTTCGCGCATCGTTCACAAACACCAGCCTGCCGCGCCAACTGAGTGAGCAAGTCCTCGACGGGCTAGGCGCAGATGTTGTGTTCGAGGGTCCGCAGGCTAGTGGTGGCGATCATTACCAGTTCAGCCAGCGTCAAGGCGTCGAGCAGATCAATGGCAAGTGGTACACGAAATACGTTCTCGGACCGATCTTCACAGACAACGAAGACTCTACAGCCGCCCAACAGGAAGCTGCGTACAAGGCAGGCAAGGACGCGGAGCAAGCCAAGGCAGTTCGTGATGACCGCAATAAGCGTCTAACAGACTCTGACTGGACGCAGCTTGCTGACTCCACAGCCGACAAAGCGGCATGGGCGACTTATCGGCAAGCCCTGCGGGACATTACCAGTCAGGGCGAATTTCCCTGGAACGTAACGTGGCCTGTGCAGCCTGGAAAGGAATAAGAAATGTCTATCTCTACAAACTTCCCGGCAATCAAACCCAGCCTGATGCTGGACTTTGCCAATACCGGTTCCCTTGATCCGCGCATCACGTTCAGCCGCGCCAGCACAGGGACATACTATGACGGGGTGACGGCTGCGAAGGCTGAAGAGAATTTGCTGCAGTATAGCCAAGAGTTTAATGAATCGTATTACCAGCAACTTAGGTCAACAGTAAGCGCAAATGCTACAACTGCGCCTGATGGCACATCTACGGCAGATGCATTAACTCAAGCAACTGGTCAAACAACTTCTGGTGCTGTTTATCTTGCGGCAAACATTGCGTATTCTGCTTCAACTTATATTTTTTCTGTGTTTGCCAAACCAAATGGAAAAGATTTTATTCGGTTGGCTATGATTGACGGTGGAAGCACATTCAGAGAATGTTATTTTGATGTCAACAATGGTACGGTTGGAACAGCAAGCAACGGTGCGGTAGGAACGATTACAGCGTCAGCAAACGGCTATTACAGATGCTCAGTTGCTTACACTTTTTCGTCTGCTTCAACAATGAATCCAAGGATTTTCTTAGCTGACACAAACAATTCCAGTACTGTTGTTGATTCTGGTGGACTTTATATCTGGGGCGCTCAACTAGAGCAACGTTCCAGCGTCACCGCGTACACCCCCACAACCACACAGCCGATCACCAACTACATCCCTGTGCTGGAAACAGCAGCGTCTGATGTGGCGCGGTTTGACCACAACCCAACGACGTTTGAGAGCTTGGGGCTGTTGATTGAGGAGCAGCGGACGAATGTGCTGACGTATTCGAGTGAGTTTGATAACGCGGCTTGGACAAAAACTAACGCAACTATTACCGCAAACACCGTTGTTGCCCCTGATGGAACGCTGACTGGGGATAAACTTGTTGAAGATACGAATACTGGATCTCATCAGCTTGTAAGGTCAATTTCTTTTGTTTCTGGAACAACATATTCGTTGACTTTTTATGCCAAAGCATCAGAGCGAAACAGGGTCAATTTGCAATTTCCATCGTCAGCGTTTACAAGTCCGTTAAACGTAAACTTTGATTTGTTAAATGGCACTGTTATCTCAGCTGCAGCAGGTGCAACGGCGTCTATTGTTAACGTTGGCAACGGTTGGTACAGATGTCAGGCATCTGCGACTGCCACGGTAACAATCACAGCAAACTCAGTCATAATCAGGTTAATTGAATCTGGTACGACTGCGTCATACACCGGAGACGGCTACAGCGGCATCTACATCTGGGGCGCTCAACTCGAAGCCGGAGCCTTCCCCACATCCTACATCGCCACTACCTCGGCCCAAGTGACGCGCTCGGCTGATGCTGCCAGCATGACGGGGACGAACTTCTCTAGTTGGTATAACCAAGGGGAGGGGGCGCTGTATAGTTCTTATGATGTGATTGGATATAACCCAGCGGCAGCATCTTCATTTCCAGTAAATGTTTCTGTTTCTGATGGAACATCGTCTAACTATATAGCTTTGTTAAATACAAATTATGGGTCAAATTTATACGGCTACCCAGCCGCTTCTGTAGCTGGCATAGCTCAGTATTCCATGTACGGCGGAACCGTTGTAAGTTTTTCAATAAACACTTTAGTTCAAGCGTGCGTCTCCTATGCTGTAAATAATGCGCTTTATTCAGTTAATGGTTTGGCCGCTCAATCGGATACAACTTGTCTTGTGCCGATTGTTAACAAATTAAATATTGGTGTTGGAGCCAGTGGGAGTTTGAGTTTTATTAACGGCCACATCCGCAAAATCTCCTACTACCCGCAAGCCCTCACCGCAGCAAACCTGCAAGCCCTCACGAGCTAAGGATTTCGCCATGAACATGAACCTTAAATTCACTGACGAAGCCACTGCGAAGGCTGTTCTGTACCGCGTGGAAGGCGCAGTCGAAGCAGATGCTGAACAGGGCATCGAGGCTGTAGAAGGGTACGAGGTCGCCAACTACCGCAACATTGACGTAATCGGCACGATCTACGAACGCACAGGCGGGACGGATGAGGAGCCGGTGATGTCTGCTCTCGATGGCTGGCACGTTAACGTCTTTGTGCTGCCGGATGAGGATGGTTCTGTGCTACAGGCGCATCAGGTGTTTCCTGCGACGCCGGTTAGGGTTTGGGCTTGAAAGGGTGAATCGTGGAGCGCGATGTGGAAACTCGACTGTCTGTGCATGAAGCCGTCTGCGCCGAAAGGTATGCCGGGATCAACGCTCGGTTAAAGCGGCTTGAAACTATCCTGATCGGAAGCGCCGGGGCCATTATTCTCCTGCTGATTGGTCTGGTCGCAAAGGTCTAAAAATGTTAGTGGAACTTATGGCGGCAAACGCGGCATTCGCCGTCATCAAGACCGCGCTGAAAAACAGCGGCGAGTTGATGAACGCTGGCAAGGCTGTTTTTGACTACTTTGACGCTAAATCGGCAATTCAGCAAAAGGCCAACAAGAAATCCGGCAAGAAGAATCGCTCTGAGC